GTTTATAATATTGTGTGTTGCTGGATATGCTTCTTCACTGGCAAAACACAATCCGTGATTGGGCGATATTTTAAAGAATAAATCTTGGTTTTTGTTTGTGTAACCTTTTTGTGTTGCGTATGTGTAGATAGTGTCTTCAAATGCACCTGACTCTGCACTGTTAAATTCTGCTTCATAGTTGTCTATGTCATCAATAAACTCAATAACTTCTGTTATGGTTCTGTCAATCACAGGCGGTAATGGATTTGTTTCTACTATATTGCCAGCACTATCAAAATCAGGATCATTAGGTGGCACAATACCAATTGGTGGATTAGCAATTACACGCTGTCTTGGACGAAGACTAAGTTCGTCTGGCAAAAACAGGGCAGGTGGTATTTCTACTTGTTCACTATCTGTAAATGGGTAAATTGTAGCATCATGTTCAACAGCACTGATTGCCACACTTAGATCTAAATTTAATTTTATGTCAACCACTCTAAAGGTGTCATTGTTTAAATTTAACACAGTGTCTGTTACACGAATAATATCTCCAACTTCAACATTAATCAATTCTTGTGTTGCTTTGAACTGTATTGTTCTTTGCTTTCTTGATTTTTTATAGATAAGCAATGCCAGATCCTGTGCTATGCTTTTGTTTGTAAGCGACGGAAAATTAAATTCACGTCTTAGTAATTCATTGTTATCAGCGGCTTGGTCGCCATTAACACTGTAAAATACCTGTTGATTTGTAAAGTTTTGATCCGGGTCAACATAGTTTACAATTACTTCATTGTATTTGGTGTTTTTACGTTCACCATCAAGTGTAATACCACCAATTACATAATCTTTTGTTACATCAAATGCTACATCTACTGTGGTGCTTGTAATGTCTGTTGCATTGCCACCATCTTCTACTTTTAATTTGTATCTGCCTTGTGTGTATGGCATAATGCCTCTACAACCGCCAACCAATCCTTTTACGTTGTCAAACAGTTTTGCGTTTGTGTCAATAACCATATTCATAGTCATTGCTCTACCCGCTTGTCCTGTGTAATAGGTTACTGTTTGTTCAAACTTGTTTGCCGCAATCTTAAAACTTTCTGCATCTATTTCTTCAATGTCTAATCCACAGCCGTAGCGTGGATTTAACATATAATCCAACAAACAATTGGCTGGATTAAAATTGTATGCTTTAGGTAAACTAGCATAATCCGCTGACAGTGTTTTACCACTGCCATGATTTCTTACATCATATATTTTCTTACCTAAAACATCAAATTGAACTTTGGGAATACCACCACCAAATGGATTGTTGTTGGCATCTTCTTGTGTCTTAATTTCTTTCCATTCAAAACGCAACACCGCATAAGCAACACCCGGAAGTGTTCTTTTTTTGCTTTTCCAATTTGGTGCTTCGTTTGCCAACGAACTTTGGTCTTGTAATTCACTGCCATTAAACACTTGAACTTGTATTCTATTAGCGAATCTTCCTTCTGTAATATTGTATAATCCGCCTGTGGCATATACATCATCTGGTAAAGGCAGTTCAACATCCTCTACTAATATTCTTTTTACACCATGAATATCACCCTCACTAATTGCGTATACCGCATATAGGTATTTGTTTGTATCGCCGTTTGTTTCAATATAGATTACATTGCCACCCACACGTCTAAAACCATACACAACAGGTATGGCGACATTGGTGCCACTCTTAGTGATTGTAACGCCCCTTGCTTCTTGCTCTGGATTTTGTGGTCCTGTTGGAACATCAAAGGCGCCCATTGGATTGAACACAAATCCAACAATATCACCAACAAATTGAATTACTGTTTCTACAACATCAACAATAATTTCAACTACATCTTCAATAATATCTGTAATTGTGTCTACTACGCCGCCCATTTACCATCCTCGAGGTTATACACATAATTGTCACCTGTGTAATTACATTGTTTGTGTTCATAAAATTTACTTGCCCTATCTACATAACTTTCAGCAACAGTAAAGTCTTGATTGAATAGGCTTACACCTATCTCCATAAATTTACAACCTTGCTCTTTTGAAAACTGAGCACACGCTTGAAACAGTGCATCTGCTTTGTAAGGATTACGCACACTTGGATGAACAAAGAAATAGTGAACAATTGAATATGCTGTTGGATTCCAAACTTTTGTTGTAACGCCTATAAGTGCATAACCAACAAGTGTGCTACCTTCTTCTACCACAAACAATTTGTGTGTTGGTTTGATTAAAACATTTTTTACAGTCTTTGTAAAATATACATCATCCACAGGTAAAACACTTTCTATACCTGCTTCACGTATTTGTTCACGTGCTAGACTTAGCACTTGATTCATATCGCTTGGTTGAAATAGTCTTACCATTATTTTTTACCCCATCTTACATCATTAAGTGTTTCATGTGAGTATTCCATGCTAAAATCAGTTGGATGTTCTCTTTGAAAATTTGTAGTGTTTGTTCTACGACAATTTACTTTTTCAAAATTTGTAAATTGGCTGTCTATTTGTAGTGTTAGTGTTGCTGTGTCTCTAGCATCAGCAATTTTATAACCTACCAATTTGCCTTTAAAAATTAAAAGTGGTCCATCTCCTGCACTGTCATAAATTAAATCATCTGTTGCTTGATTCCAAAAAACTCTATGTATAGATACCTTTTGATTAATTTGTTCGCTTTTAGCAAAGGTTTGAATGTTGGTTAAGTTTAAGGCACTAAGTGTTAAACTTATACTGCTAACACGCAATTCTGAATTTTCTTGTGCTTGACTAATTGCTAAAAAATTACCCTGTGCTGAATAAACATTAGCACCTGTATCAGGTGCTGTATCAGTATCATAAGAAATGTCAAAAGGAGCATCCGTATAGTAAACAGCATTTTTACCACCAATTGGTGTGCTTACACCTATTTCTATCAATAGGTAACTGACAATGGCATCTCTTGCCAAAAATGTCTGTGTTACATTGGATAACTGTCTTGCCATTAGATAACCTCTTCAACATCTATTTCGTATTCAACGTATCCATCATTTCTATATCCATATTCTTGAATATCATTGGATAATATCATTCTAAATGGCACATCCTTTACTATAATTGTTTCACCAGCACTATCGTAATTTACTGCTGTAACCAATCCTGGTGTAAACTGTATTGTGCCTGCTCCTGCTCCGTCGGTTTCGACATCCTCTGTCACCATGTAAACCTTTGAGTGATTTGGAAAACGTATAACGTCACCTGCTTTTAACAAATTGCTTTTGTTTATTTGATCACTTGTGATGCTTACACTTGTGCTACCAGCACTGGCATCAGCACTAACATAGGTCAATTGATCAGTGTGTGGATTGTGTGTTGAAATTTCAGGCATAATCAAATCAAATTCATTCAGTGCGCCTTGGCATCTAGCAACGAATGCCTGTATTGCCAAAAAGTCATCATATGCCACAGGTGGAAATGAAAGTGTGCCAGTCCATTTTGTTACAGCGTTGGTTGCTCTGATAACTCTACCACTTGCTGTTTCTGTTTTCTTTGTTATTGTTTTTTGTCTAAAGCGAACTGCTCTAAAACCTGCGGTAATTGGAAAATAACCTATGTATGCCATTATACTGTAACTCCTGTCTTACCACGGGTGTTCATTGCTTGGTTAATAATGCCAACTATAGTGCTACGTCTTTCAACCAATAAACTGTCAAATCCTTTAGCATCCGTGGTTGTAATGTTAAAGTTTACTTGAACAGGTTGTTGTTTGCCACCGCCCATACCATCTATTGCTGTTGCAACTTCATTAGGTATAACCGTGCTTGGTTGTTTAGGAACAATAAGTTCAGGTCCATCTTCACCAACCACTGTAGGGCCGCCCGTAATTAGGTTACCACCTCGTTGTGCTGTTTGTGCTCTAATAGTAGCAACCTGTGCCAAACCACTAGCAACAGTTGCCGCCGCCGCAATAAAGTTAAACGGTGGTGGATATGTAGCAAGTGCTTTTGTGGCACCTTGGTATGTGTTAATAATTGCTTGTGCTATAGCAAACGCTTTGTATGCCGCAAAGAATTTTTTGTTATAAGCACTTAATCCTTGGAAGAATTTAGCACCTTGTTCTAGACCAAACTGTGTTTTTTCAAGTTCTGATTTCTTTTCAAAATCAATTCTATTACGAACCATTTCTTGAATATCTTCTTCTTGGCCA